CCTGATTGCAATCCGGGCCGGAGTGTTGATGATGTTGTAAATGTTGGCAATCGGGGCATCGCAAAAGTCGATGAAATTGCTTCCATAGCTGACCGTTCCCGGGCCGAAACTGAATTCGCCTGTCTGACCCGCAACCTCGTAGCCTGTGCCTGCAATCTCCTCAAAGCTGACCGTCTCCCGATTTAGCCAGATGATGAATAACTCATAATCATTCGGCCTGTCGGAAGTTCCAGAGTTGTCTTCAAAGAACTGCAACCGCCGTGAATATTCGATTGCATAGCCAGAGCCAATAATATCGGTCAGCAGATCCAGTTTCTTCGTTGCGCCGTTTTCCATGACCTTATTCCGCACATGGTATTGCCGATTCGTGTGCATCTCGAAGATTCCTGAAAGTGCCGTGTTCTTCCAGTTCTCGTTATACCCAACTGAAATATTCCCGAAAACCAAATCCAAGTTAGGCCTTCTGGTTATCCCGGAGACATTAAAGAACTCGCTGGTAATGGTCCTCTGGAAGAAGTACGACCTCGGTTCAATCCGGATGAACCAGTCGCCATTTTGGTCTTGCTCAAACTCCCAACCTAAACAGAAGATTTTGTCGATGCCATCGAAAAAGTCTTTGTAGGTAGTTGGTATTTGCGGCTCGGCTTCTTCCAGAAGCTGACCATTCCGGATGAATAGCCCGGTTGTAATCAGGTGATTCCATTGGCAGCCGCCGTACTCGAAGTAATCACTTCGCACCCGGCCTGCCTGACCTGTCATCTTGGTAACTATCCTATCCAGAAAATCGTAAATGTAAACGCCCCGGCATAGGCTTGCGGTGCCTTGGTTGTATTCGGTAAAAGTCAGGTAGTTTTCTTCTGGGTAGTTAAATTCAACATTTCTTAGCCCTACGGATGTTAGGTAGTGCTGAATTTGAAAGGATTCGCCGGGGTCAAGTGTAAAAGTTAAATTTACAATATCGGCCTCCATGATTTTATTTTCATTAATCGCAAATGAAGTAAAGGCATAATCAGCTATTAAGGTAGCTGGCCCCATTGGGTCAGGATATTTTATCATCCTGATTATCATATCATTTGGAGTGTTAGCATTTTGGACAATACATTTTAGCCTACCATTTACGGTAAGTGTTCTGGTAACATTTGAATTGTTTTTAAAAATTACATTAGTTACTGAAAATGTTAATCCAATAACATCAAATGAACTTCCAAACGGTCCTTTAAAATCAGATTGCTGCCAATACAAAGGCCAAATTACGGTAGCAGCTGAAATATTTTCAGTTGCCGCCAACTGCCTGCAACCGCCCTGCAAATACAACTCCTGCGAATGCAGCGTTACCTCGCCCAGATTAAACGGCCCAATATCGGTGCCATCCAGAGCCGTCTCATTCAGCAAGTCCAAATCGACATCCTGATTGCGCAAAAAAGCCTCCCGCCATTGGTCCTCAATGATGGTGACCTTTACGCCGTCGCTGCATCCATCGCATACCTCAGTTTCCTGATAGGTGCTGAAATCAATTTGGCCTTCAAAGGACCATTGGCTGCCCTCGAAAACAAAGTCGGATTCTATTCGTACATCAACCGCTCCGTTGATAAATTCATTGACAAATATCAAGCGCAATATCGCTGCACCATTGGCCATCTGAGGCATCCGGTCTTGGTCGCCGGTAAATGTTAATCCGGTGGTAAAACTTTGGTCGATGCCATAGCTATCCATCCGCTTGATTGCAAATATCACTTGGTCCCAGCCAACAGGTTCATCGACCTGCTGGTTATTCAGGAAAAACCGGTAATTCATAAATTAGCCCCTCTTTTTTTATTCAGGATTTTCGTTGTCCGATTCCCTTTAGTAACATATCTCTCCAGCCCTCTTTCGGATATTTCCAAAGACTGAACTGGCATTCCCATAATCGCTTTGGCAATCGGTGCCGTGTCGATTGCAGACCATTCATTGCGGCCTCGTGAAAGAGTCGAATTTCCGGCAAGCAATTCCCGGGTCTTTGGTGCCGTGATTACATCTGCACCCCTCGGCAGGTAGGTCAGCGTTGCCCGGTCAGGTGTCAGGTAACTGCCTGAATCGGTCCTTACCAACTCCCGGCCTTTTTCCCCTACGATTGCAGGACCGCCCTCAAAGTTTTCAACCCCTTTTGCAAATTCAGGAACTGGCTGCGCAAGAATGAAGCCAATCTGCAAGGCAGCGGATGCAGCGGCAATAGTGGCAAGCGGTGCCGTTACAACTCCGGCGGCATACTTCGCAATAATAGGGGCTGTGTTGAATATCACATTGGCAATGGCTTGCATCTGGTCAGCTTTGAACTGCTTTATCCGGGCTTCCTTTTCCGCTGCCCTGCGCTTTTCCTCAATCTCGGTAATCTTTTGCTGATTGCCGTCGGCCAGCCTGATTTCTTCATCGAATTGCCGCTGCTTTCGGGCAAGGTCATTGGCAGCATATTGAGATTGCAGGTTGAATATTGAGTTTACAGTCATTTGGGCCAAATCAATAGCCATGCGCTCTGCCTCTTCCCGGGCTTTCTGCTTTTCTTCCTGCAACTTCTTTTCAGCTGCAAGTTCAGCATCTGCGGCCTCTTTTGCGGCTTTTATGCGGTCCTCCTGACTTTTATGCCGCTTTTCCTCATCCTCTTTCCGCTGCTTATCAAGTTCAGCAAAGTAACCTTTACTGGCATCTTTGATTTGCATCTGAAATTGGTTTTCCTCCGAAATCAGTTCCTCATTTGCCTTTTGCCTATTCAGTTTTGTGATTTCAATTTCAGTCTTCGTTATATCAACTCCCTTGGCCGCATACTCCCTTTGTAACGATTCCAGACTTTTCAGGTAGTTTATTTCGGCACCCAGTTTGGCCTGTGGGTCCGGTACATTGCCCTCAATCGATTTTAGCAGTACTTCATATTCCCGCTGAATTTCTAATAGCTTCTTTCGCTCGTTGAATTCGGCTTTAAGTAGCTTAATCTGCTCCGCCGTCAATTCAGTTGTCTGCTCGGTAGCCTTTGCCGTGTCTTCGGTAGTCTTCAGGTTGGCAAACATACCATCCCGAAACTTTTGCTGCATGGTGATTTTATCGGCCAACTGATCCAGCATAACTTTTTCCAAGTCGCTCATCTCTCCATCAGCGGCAACTATATCGGCCGTCAGTCGGTATTGCTCTTTCAACTGCCGGATTTCTGCATTCTTGTTGTTGATTGCAATTTTTAAGGCCTCCTGAGATAGCTTCATGGATTGCTGCATACCCTTATCAAACATTGCCGTACCCGGGTCAATCAGGCCTTTCACCCGGTCAAAGTTATTTGCCCAAGTATCAAAGAAACTCTTAATCCGGCCCTGATAGGTCGTACCGAGTGCAACCATCAGTGAATCCAATGCAGCCCCAAATTTATTTTGACTGGCTGTCAGTGTATTGATATTCTTTGCGGCCTCTGCACCAAAGGTCTTTTCTAATTCAGTCGCAAACTTTGGCAGAAATTCAGCACTGATTACCTGACCTTGTTGCAGCATCTTATTCAGCTCTGTGGTAGTTACTCCCATTGATTTGGCTGCCAGATTAAAGGCACCCGGCAATCTTTCCCCGATTTGGCCCCGCAATTCTTCCGCCTGCACGGTGCCTTTACTCATAATTTGACCGAGGGCAAGAAATACGCCTTTGGCATCGTCCGTACTTAGGCCCATTGCTGCAACCGCTTTTGTAACTGCCAGAAATTGACGATTCGTTTCATCCGTACTTTGGCCCGCCATTTTGGAACTGGCTGCAAAAGTCTTGTAACCTTCGGCAACCCCAAGCAAGTCCAATCCAAGGCTGGATGCAGTGCGCCGGATGAAAGCCATTGATTTTTGACCTTCCTCGATTGAGCCGGATGCAAAGGTGATAGCCTTTTGAAGCTGCTCGAATTTGGCCGTAATGTTTATAACCTCTTTTCCGAAAGCTACTATTGCGGCCCCGCTAAAAGCTATACCGAGTGAGGTGCCAATGCTGTTAATGGTGCTGCCAAGGTTTCCCATACTCGACCTTGCAGAATTGACCCCCTGACTAACCTTTTCAGCCCCGGCCTTGCCTTCGCTGCCCATCTTTTGGAATTGAGCCGTCAGCCTTTTGGCTTCAGCAAGTGCAGCCTGCTCATCTTTTGTCAGGTTGGATAACTTGCCTTCAAGTTGTGCCAGCCCGGAGACATCACCGAGCTTATAATTGACTACAATGTCGTTTGTGCTTATCGTTGCCATAGTGCGCCAAAGATACAGAAAAGTGCGGACCTGCGGCAGGCAACCTGCGGGCAGGCAACCTGCGGCCCGCTACCTTCCAGCCTTGTGCAGCCGGATCAGTTCTTCTTTAACCACATTGTGCTTCCAGATACCCATCACTTCCAATTCCTGATAATCTCGAATAGAGCCTTTTGTGATTCTAACAAGTTCTGCAATTCTGGATTTATTTCTTCTGGTGTACTCAGCATAGTAACTACTTCCAGATGGTGGATTGCCTTTATTGCCTCGGCTCGCATAAGAGTTCCCAAACTCTGCTCCCAGTCTTGCAAAGAGGGCAGAAAGTTTAGAATTGGCAGCTTCAAAAAAAAATCAGGAATATCGTGATGCTCCGCCCAGTGCTTTGCCTTTGCAACGCCGTATTGATAATTGTAGGTTGTGATGTCCTCGGTTTCATCGAAGTACAGGACCGTTGCCAACTTCATTCTGAGGGTCAGGTTGGTGGCCAACCCAAACCGCTCTTTCAGGTGGCTATTCAGCACCGCCAGTTTGGTCAGCAGGGCTTCTTTGGTCTTGATTTTACTATCCATCAGGACCGCATCCACCGCCGCCATGTGCTTCTGCAATATTGCCGGACTGATACCCCACTCTAACTCTTCATAAATATCCAGTGCTGCATTGGCTCGGGTGTAAGGAATGTAGGGCTCGGAAATGAAGCGGTAATAATTGCGCCCGCCAGAGGTAAAGGCAAATTCGATTTTATCCCGCCATTCCGCTGGTGCTGCACCGGCGTAGGCTTTACTCGCCTCGGTAGATGTATCGGGCAAAGGCTTCGTTTCCGGCATAGACCCATCCGAAACCGAAGCAGACCTGCCAAAGAGATTGAATAATGTTTGCATCACTTGGAGTTAGAATAAAGACAATGTAAAGCCACGGAGCCATGCAGAAAGGACAGCGGCCTAATGGTTTATTCAACCGGTATGGCAGCCGGTCAATCAGATTGCCGTACCACCGCAGGTAAGGCACCTCATCCAGACAATAGGCGAAAAACCAGCAAAAAAAAGCGGTCGATATTGCACTGACAATCATCGCCTGCCGCCTCTTGGTCCTTTCGGCCGCTTTGTGCCGCAGTTACATTTATACTTCATGTTTGCAAAGGTAAGAAAAAAACCACTTGAAATTTCCAAGTGGCTTTTGGTCCAATCTATCAAATCACTACAAAAAGGCATTTAGCTCTCCGGTTGTCGAATCAAATTCGCCAATCTCAAAGCTGATGGTGTCGTAAGTCTTTCCGCCCTGCTCGAATGTTACCAGTTGGCCGGAAGGACTAAAGTATTGCAGTTGGTATAAGCCGCCGTATGGATTAAAAAACCCGGCATCGTAATCTTGTGTAAGGATGACAACCTGACCTGAAACTGGGGCTTCGGTTAGCGTTATTTTTTGCCCCTTACCGTTTGTTATCTGAATGGTGATCTCAGCCTCAGAATAGGCAGGCGGTACATGGATGAATAATCCCTCCATGCAATCGGGCAGAAGGGTGCAGACTTTCAGGATGTTCTTGCAGCAACTCATGGTGCAAAGTTACTACTTTTCGCAATTTTGTCGCCAAATTCTTGCAGCCCATATTCCGCAACAATCTGGTAAAAGTTGGTAGTCAGGTAATAGCGCAAGGCATCCAGACAGTGGCCGATTTGCGGATTCTCCTTTTTCCATGCATCCAGACTTCCATCATTGTTTATCCGGGCCGCTTTCAGGTCAGCAATCAATTCAGGCATAAAAGTAGCGGCAAATAAGCCCTCGTTGTGGTCGTGTAGGGAGAATAATACTTTGCCGTGTTTAAGTACCAGATTGGTATGAAGACGACTTGATATGTAGCGTGGGTTGGCATTGGGAATGTGCATTTGATAGGTCGGGTCCAAATGCAGGTAATTGGCAATCAGTTGATAATTGGACTTGTTATCACTTGTCGCCTCATTTGCATTCTTGCCGCTTCGGTCGCCGTTGATGTGGTATTCAAAGCCCGGATATTCGGCCAATATGGTTTGGCACATCGCTTCCAAATCGTGCATCCGGTAGACCTTCAGCACATGGACATTGCAATAGTAGCGGTCCTTCGGTGCGTTAATCGTGTGCTGTGCTACAAGGCAGGTATTCCCACCGTTGGCAGAGTTGAAATCGAAGGACAGGTAAAGCGGCATCCCGGGTTTGGCTTTGATTGCACCCCGGAAGACATGAACCGTCTCATCAAATTCTTTGGCAAATAGCTTTTCCTTATCCCAGATACCCCAGTGGCCGAGTGCATAAATCTCGTACATGGTCTCATTCACTTCTCGCAGCGCTTCCATGCGAGTAATGTAGTTGGCATCCAGAAAGCTCAAGGCATCTCGGTAGGTGCCATGCAGCCGCAAGATTTGGTCCTGCTCTGCTTCCGGCACCTCATCGAAAAACCGCTTCTTTATCCAGTGGGTATCGCTGACCGGGTTAAAGGTCAGGAAGAACCGCTTTTGGTGATTGGACTTGCCCCGCAATCGAAGGGTTATCTGGGTAAAGTCATCAAGAAACAATTCGGTCGCCTCTTCAATCCAGATGTATTTCGCCTGACTTAGTGATTTCAGCTTCTCCGGGTCATCGCAGCCGAGGAAAACTATCTTGTTGGTCCCCGAATGTATTTCCATGTAACCGGGTTTGACCTGCAAAAAGTGGTTTATGCCCCACTCGTTTATTTTGTTTTTGAAATCGGCGAAGACTGAATTGCGCAGCGTTGCGGCAACCTTGCGGATGACAAAGAAAGTCTGATATTGGTTTTCGGCATGGTTGCAGATTTCAGCCAAAAAGAGCTGAATCATGGACTGGCTTTTACCAGAACCTGAGCCGCCCCAAAGGATATTGAAGGTGTTGGGATTGATTACAGCGGGCAGGTACTTGTGCTGCCAGAGTGCCGGGTCTGAGAGGTCAAGAGTCTGCAATCGGCTTTGGTTTGATTACAGTTACCATGCTGCCGGAAAGGTCCACATCTTGCTTGGGCTTGCCATAGGCCCGGTCAAGAAGTAGTTCGGCGGCTTTTACATCCCCCCTTAATGCCTTAGCTTCTATTGCTTTTAGGATTGCTTCTGCACTGGATTTGCCGCTTCTGGTATCACCTAATACGGTAGCCAGCAACTCTTTTAGGTCGGGCAATTTTGGACGGCCCGCAGGATTTCCTGACTGACCTTTTTTCCATTTGTGCGGTAAAACATTTTCTGGTTTCGGCATCGGTGATTTATCGCTGAATTTTGGCTACCCTAATTTAGCAATTTTGGACAGCCTAATTTACTTCTTTTTTGCTGCCTTCTTTGCCTTCTTAGCGACCGATAGAGAGATTGCAATAGCCTGCTTTCTTGGCCGGCCTCGCTTCATTTCAGTCTTGATATTAGAACCTATCGTTTTCGGGCTGTAACCTTTTTTCAATGGCATGGCAAACTATTTTAAGTTTCTTCGATGCAAAGTTACAAAAAAAAGCCAATCTCTTTCAAGACTGGCTTTCCAACTATGCAGCCGCACGAAACTGCGCAGGGGCAAAGTTTACATTTATGGTTTTGCCGGTTATGGCTTTGAAGTCTCCCTCAGTCTCTTTCTCGCTGTCAATTCCAGTCGGCCCCTTGTTGTTTTGCCGTTCCTATCGGAGTTCAGAACGGCCACACGGCGAAGTGTGTTTATGGAGCAAGAGTAAAACTAATGCAGTGGTCTATATGGATGCAATCCTGTTAATGCCAATGCAATACCATTTTACCCTTTTGTGGAGCCGGAGGGATTCGAACCCTCGTGCAGACAAGTGAATTACTTTGGTGCAATCGTCTTCGCTGCAAAGTTACAAAAAAAGCCCCGATTAAGAGGCTTTGAGTTTTTTCAGAAATTCGGCAACCAGTTTTTTGATTTCAGGTGCCTGTGATTGAGGCACCCGAAAAGCGACCGTAGTAGTCGCCTCGCCGTATTGCGGTTTTCGGCCGGCGTTGGATTTGGGCATTACCAGAGAGGTTTGAAGTAAAGGGGCCGAAGCCCCGGTTTAAATTATTTCCAGTAATTGAATTTTACCACCGCATCATTAAAGTAAGGGAATTTGATTTCATTCACTCCCAATGACCTTAGTGCTGCGATTTCCTTGCTGCATTCTTCTCTTTGAATCAGATATGCGGCTTGACTTCTTTTTGTTGATGAATTTTTTGAATCTGACATTGAACCTACTTTTGAAAGAAGATTAACGATTCTCTGACCTAAATTTTGCGTTCTCATTTTTTTTTTGTTGTTAAATCCTGCACCGTTGCAGTGATACAAAGGTAATACCTGTTTTCTATTTTGCAAACTTTATTGAAAATATTTTGCAAACTTTTTTAACTTCTTGATTTTTATCAAAAAAAAGCCACCTAAAAGGCGGCTTCTTTACAAAAACCAAGATTTAACAACATTCATTTCAAACTTAAACCAGTGGTCAAGACAGGACTCGAACCTGTAATCTTTTAGGTGTTTCAAACATAGTGCGCATCTACTAACACCTAACTGCGTGTACCTTTCTCGCCACCTGACCAGCGGCAAAGATACGCCGAAATTTTCAGTACTCCACTATGCTATGCTGAATCCCCCGCATCTGGCAGAAGGCCTCCCATTCAGCGGTCATCGGGTGATTGGCATAGATGCTGACCTCGCAATTCCAGTCTGATATTAACCGGATAAGGAAGTGCATAGCCTCGACATTGAACTTGAACTCGTAATCATTCCCAGATTTTGCGCCTTCCTGAATCGTGTATATCCTGCATTCCACCCCGGGCCGGACCGATAGGAACAATTTTGGCTTGCTCATCTTAAATTCAAAGGCAAGAAAGGCCACCTTCGGCGACGATGCGGCTCCAGAATCCGGCAATGTTATCGGGCAGGGTC